ACAATCTCTTCTCGTATGCTCATACGCTTTGCAACTGGTAGGCATGGCTTACCAGCTCCCGAATGCACTTGGCATAGGCATTGGCATCCGTCGTGTCATAACAGAAAATCTCTGTGCGGAATCCGCCAGCCTCGACCCACAGCTTCCACCTAGAACCATCGTTGTCCCAGTACTTCTTAACCTGCATTGCTATCTCGTTGTGTGTTTTCATTATTTTCTCCTGTTATTTCCTTGCAGACCAAAGCTGCTGCATCGACCAGCGCAATGATCTGAATAATGTCAATCGCGTGTCCATGGTTCGCGCGATCCCTCTCTACTGCCAGCTTTTCGCGAGCAGAGAGAAGGATGTCGCGCGCCCATCTGAGGCGGTTCTTGGCCTCAACTTCCATCACATTCCAGACTTGGCTTTAAACTTACGAGGCGACTTGTTGCTCTTCCCAGCAGCAGACAGCGCGATCGCAATCATCTGCTTCTGCGAGCGAGGAACACCGCCAGCACCGCGAGCCTTGCCCTTCTTCTTGTTGTCCATGGCAAGTTCATGCATGTTTTTTGATACGTTACTTCCTAGTGGCATTGTTTAGTTTCCTTTCTGTTTATGGTTTACTGACGAAGATGTTTGGGAATGTTTCCGACAAATACGACGCATACTGGCGACCATCTTGGCCGACATAATAAATCGCGCTTGTCTCTGGAGAGTCATCAATACAAGCGAACCAGTCACCAGGAGCGACAATGCATCCGTCAACTTGAATGTATTGATTTTCGTTAATTTCCATAATGTGGAATAGGCGGTTTATTTGCCTTAATACAGAATGACGGATTCTCGCATCGCCTGCAATCCTTAATGTCAAAATCGAGAATGTCACCACAATTCAGCATCACGGTAAAAATCTTGTTGTGGTCCATCCCATAATCTGTGACAAGGAATGCCAATCCCTCACCCTTGGGCGTCATCACCCACATCTCTGGATTTAATTGGAGCATCTTAAAACCTTTTAAAGTCTGCAATCGGAATCTGCACCACAGGCTCGTTATCTCTGGGATTGCCAGAGTTGCGCGACATGTAGGATATCGGAAGCTTGCTGTCCTCCTTTATCTCATAAAACCCCATAGCATCGGCCCACTCGACAACGTAGAACGTAGGAGCGAAAGCAGCGTATGCCTTTAGGGATATATACTTCTGGAGTGACAGGCACAGCGTCGAATACTTGTTAATCTCATTGCTTCGCTTCCTGGCATCTACCAGCGCGCATTTCTCACCCCGCACAATCATCGCGTCGAACGTGTAGGCCTTTGGCATGAACCTTGGCTCACCACCGCAATGCTTGGCGAATGCTTCCACAATTCGCTTCTCGTTCTCAATATCCTGTTCGCTTTCGTGGAACCCGACTGGCTTTCTGTTCGGAGTAAGCATCAGTCCTTACCCCATAACAATGTGAGCAATCCAAGACAGATTGATATCACACCAATAACCGCGAATGCCGTGTCGGCTGTCATCGCCATGCTGGTCCAGTCAACCAAGCTACAAGCACCCATCGCGTTCCCCATATAGGCGCCCTGGCGCGATGTTCGATATAAGATGGGAACCAGCACCCAGCTCCCTGCTCTAGCATAAACTGCCCGTTATCGATATCCGCCTTAACCTGCAATCCTCCGCCAAGGTACTCGCTAGGATCGGACAGATTGACAACCGCAGTAAGTTTGCGGTCGCTTCCAGTAAACGTGTCGAAGTGCCACCAGAACTGCTGGAGCGGAGAGTACTTAAGGATCTGCAACTGCTGGACACCAGGAACGTCGAAGTTCCAATTCTCCTCATTGATCGCCTTTGTCAGCTCAAGCATGATCGAATAAAGCCACTTGTAATGAGGCGAGAAAGGTATCCAGCACGACGAGCATGTCCTGGCAAGCGATATGCTGTGTCCGCCACCCCTCTTCATAACGGTCGCGCGTTTCATGCCAATGACCTCTGCATCCTGGCGGATCATGGCGCATTGCGTTGGCGTCAGCACATACCGCTCAACAGCAGCAGTCAAAACCTTCTGGGAATATTTCTTTTCGCTCATTTGATTATCTCGTCCTTTATTATGTTAAACATTCTGTATGCCATATACAATCCAACCAACGCGATCATTACAATGATGGATATGCAAACACCTATACAGCAAATCGCAAATATGATTCCCATGATATCGTTAAGCATTTGCCATCTCTCTCATCCTTCGCAGTAGGCTCCTATTGTCGATGTGAACACCAGCAGCCCTGCACCAGAACCAAACGACTCCGTTCTTAAAGTCCTTCACAAGCTTTCTGACCTGCTGGATGTTCCTATACTCCTGGCAGTCGTTTAGGCTTATGTCGTCCTTGTAGAAGTCCTCCTTGATCGTAAGACCATCCAGAACGCCACGGCGCTGGAGCATTCGAACGTCGTCAATCGCCTGCTTGGCCACCTCACCAGCGAGCTGGCACAACCTGTCATCGTAATCGCCTTTTACAAAATGACTGGTCCTCATCGTCTCTTTCTCTTGCTGCGATTCATCTCGCACCATTTGGCGTACTCGTTCCAAAGGAATGCTGCATCCTGCGCTTCCTCCTTCGTTTCAAATATGTCGGTAAGTGGAGGCAGTCCATTCGCTGGCACAGCCCCCCATAGGCGAGGTCCAATCACGTTTCCTGCCATCGTGTGGATGCGCCACTTGCCAGCTTCCTTGACAACCTTGACAGTAGTCATCGTCCAAGCTCCTTTAGCTTCGCATCGTCGGCCTTAACAAGTTCAATCATCTTGTCCATGTCAAATGATTGGCCAGCATAGTGTAGGCAGAATGCATCTTTGTACTTATCCAGGCCAAAGTGCGATTCGACGCTGGTCATACAATTGTAGGCTGGGTCGAGCGGAGTCAGCTCCATATTCCATAAATGCGCCTGGATGTTCATCCATGTCTGCTCGCCAAAGTGGTTTGGATAACAACCAAACGGAGGGCATGAGAATAGTCCAAGGAACTTATTGCTCACGACGAACACGCCTGTATTGACGTAGAACCTTGGCGTGATCTTCCCGCCAAATCCATTGGCCAGATCGACCATACCTTTCTTCCTGTCTAAGAACTCGCCTTCATCCAGGGCGCAGAAGAAATGCTGACTGCCATCCATGTCTGGTCCGCCAATATCCTCGCAGTCTTCCGTCACCAGCACGTCTGCATCAAAGAACGTCACCTGCTCGTATCCGCGCGCCAGCATGATGTTTCCGATTGCCAGCTTGGAGTACTGGACTGGATCGGTGACTGGTTTTGTGATTGCCATAAAATCAACCGCGTACCGCTTCGCGTACGCTTCCATCCTTGGCTGCGTGATCTTTAGCAGTTCATGCCATTTGTCACCGAATGCCTGCGTTACAACAGCGCGCTTCATTTCTTTTTTCTCCTTGTTTTACGTTGTTTTACTTCTTTCCATACATCAAAGTTGGTGTCTAGGTCTACCGATATAAGCATTAACTTTTGATATAGCTTCCAGCCAACTCCAAGTGGAAGTATAGTTACGCTTACGATGTTTCCCAGGTGATAGAATATTTTCGATAAGATTGTCATTTCGAGATCTCTACCGTCGCGTATTTTGGTAGTCGAGCCTTTTCGTAATCTTTTTCAGATTTAAAAAACAAATCTAATACAGGCAATCTGGTTGACCCGCTGGCCTTTCTCTGAATGACCGCTGTGCCAGTATCCACCACGAGCCATTCCTGCGAGTACCCAACAATCTTGACCTTGCTCCACGCTGGGATGACCTTGTGATCCGTAGCGCAATGCCGTCCAGGTCTCAAGCGCACTCCTTCGCTGCTTTGGAGTTTGCTGGTGTAGTGGTCCTCTCCTGGCCAGTAGCCAGTCACGCGAACCTTTATCTTCTTCTTTGGTTGCTCCATCTCGATTATGACATTTGCAGTCATAACCGTAGATGTTGTTATTAAAAGAACCGCAAGAGCTGTTTTCAGCACGATTTGGGATAGCTGTTGTTTCCGCTGTGATCGCAGAACTTTTGGAAGCTTTCTGAATTGCCTCCATCCTCGCCTTCCTCTTCACCATCTATTGGTTTGTCTCCGTAATTAGAATATAGCCACGGACGAGGTTTACTGAAAAACTCATCCCATTCCTTGTCGATTTCTTCCTGTGTTTTATTCATAGTCTTGGTATCTCCTTTTTGATTTGCGCCAATACGAATAAGGATCTTACCAGCGCGCGCTCAAGGTGGTCAACACCTGTTTCACCATTATTATCTGGACAAGGCGTGGATTTGTGAAGCTGCATTTGCGCTGTGGCAAGGTGACGTATTGCGCGAGCAATATGGTAATCGTGGGTGGGTCGGTCCTTCTCCAGCCAATCTCCATATCCAGACTTATCTGATCCTTTACCCATCACGCGCCAGACTATCTCCTGTGCAGCGTTGCCCATCTCTTGGATCGTTGGTGCTGTCATAATTTCATCCCTGGAGGTGTATATCCCTTGACCCATGCCCAGACCCGCAACAGCGCGTTAAACGCTATTCCAGCCTGGTACAATTCATCCTCATCCCACACCCTGGTCATCAGCTTGGTTGGATCATTCGACGCCAGCACGATTGAAACACACGCTGCTTTTGGATTCTCGCTTGCAATTCTGTAGGCCCATAGCTGGGGACAGTCCGAGGTTTCATAAAATGGTGAATATTTTGGATTCACCTTGCGATTCTTCAGATCGATGATCGCGTCACCAATTCCTTTCAGCTTCACATACGCATCGCATCGACCAGCATACCCAGCGCCAACCAGCGCCTTCTCGCACCAGTAGGTTTTCTCTACGTTTTCTTCAGCCCACTTCTTGAATGTTGCGATGTATGGCTGGAGCGGTTCATCCTGCGAGTGAGGTCTTCCCAATAACACATGCTCCATCTGCTCATGCATGATGGTTCCGTGTTCGGCAGCCTTACCTGTCGATTCTTTGGAATCGCGGACGACACGCTTTGCGTAATCTTCGAGTTTTTCATCCTTTTCCTTTGGCAAAGTAAGACAGGCCATGATTGCCTGCTCGATCTTCCATGCCGTTAGCTGTGGTTTATCCAAAATAGACAGAATGCTTGTGACGCTAGGGTAGAGAAGCATCTTCCTTGCATCGGCAACAGTCGTATTCCTAAAATTGCCATTCTTACCCATAATAGTATGGGCGGATTCGCCATTTTCTTTGTACCAATGACCGCTAGACTCGGTTTGAACAAGTCTAGCTGTCGAAGGCTCCTTACTGGTGATAGTAAGTGCCATACAATTTAGAACGGTACTGCTTCGCCGTTGCCGTCGGTGTCACCAGACTTGGTAGGAGATCCGCCCATATTGGCAAATTCCTTGCTGGCGCGAACCTTGTCCTGTAGCCACTCTGGAAGAGCAGCGAAGACCTCGTTCTGACCATTCTCAATCTCGTAGAACACATGCGAATTAACCGACTCCTTGGGAGCAGTCATGCCTTTTGGCAACTTGCTGATCGCATTGATTGCACAGTACTGCCTGCCTGCCTGCGATGTTTTGTGCATCAAGGTTAGCAGGGCTGCTTTGCCAAGCAGATTCTTGAGGCTGAACGAGGCCAGCTCTTTCGATGTGAAAGCTGCACCGCGCCAGGACTCAAGGTGCTTGCGGAGTGTGGCACGCTCACCTAGCGAGCGAGTCAACTCAAGACTAACCATCATAGGCTTGGTAACCTTTGTAGTCTTGCCATTCTCCACCACCTCTCCCTCAATCACCTGGTCGGGCAATTCGAAGGTCAGTCTCACTTTGGGAGACATCTTCTTCTCGCCGTCCCAATTGGTTTCTTGGAGTCCCATGTCAATCAATTGGACCAAGACTCCAATCGTCGTTCCTGCTTCTGGGAGTTGCCGTTCTGTTGCTTTTGCCGATTCGCTGAGTGTTAGGCTCATTTATTTTCGTACCTTTCTTTTGTTTTTGGTTTTAGTTTCGGGTTGAAGTTGTACAAGCACGCTGAACAATCGTTCAGATGTTGGGGTTAAAAGTTGGTGTATCAGACTGCTGGACGTAATAGCCCTGCGCGACTGTTGTATGTGTGGGTTGATTTTTGACATACTCGATACTGACATTGGCAGGCGCCACCTGTCTAGCTAATTCGCACACGCTATCCGCCGTGAGTATGACTAACCACTCCTTGCGCCCATTGCGCCGAAAGAATACTGCTGGGATTTTGCCAGAAGGACAGTCGCGCTTGGCCTGCTCCATCCACTCCTCTGGCTTGAGCGCCTGGCATCGCTTGCCCTCAATGTGGAATGGGAAGTTCTCGCACACCACGTCTCCAGATCCACCTTCTGGATTGCCTGCATACTGCTGTGTGCGCCTCGCCTTCTGCCAGCCTTGTTCGCGAAGATAGTTGGCAAGCTCACGCTCGCCTGCTGCACCCTTTGCCCGACTGTTTATTTTTCCCATATTACCTCCATTGTTATGTCTGTTTCAAAACCTCCTGTTAATGTCAAAACAGGGTTTTGATCCCTGCACCGATCAATGAATTCATTGATGGCGCGGTTTGTTATCGTGAAGGTATTGTTTGGAGTTTCGCAACAAGCAGCTCCGCATACGAGATTGAGAAGTACGTTCTGTTGCTTTTGGTGAAGTTTTCCAATCCTAATCTTAATGTCCCCTGGCAACATCCACCTATTTCTAGGTATTGATGCTTATTTGGTCAACAACAAAATATTGTAATCAATTACGAGTATTGGCAATGTCGATGTCACCGCAAAACTGCTGTATTAGCCCAAAAGGGCTAAGGCTATTCTTAACGTCTGGATTTGCGTTTAGCCACCGCACGGCCTCCTCATAAGACTCGCAGTCTTTCAGCGCTTCCTCCATGATGTCCCAAGCTTCCTGGTGCGTCATAGGTTCTGGAATATCCTCCATCCTTGGCCCTTCGATGGGCATAGTTTGGTGGTAAGTGATTTGCATTTTGCTACTGGTAAAAGCCAGAATAAATCGTCGCTCATCCCCCAGCATGCGACATAGTCAACTCCGCGAATCGGCCTTTTCGGTATATTAAAACCATTTCCAATGGATGTGGTAAATCGATACTTTGTGCGCCCCTGCTCAATGGCCTGCGCTGTCTTTACCTGGATGCTAAAGTACTTCCCGCCCTTCTCTGCCACCAGGTCATACCCAGCAAAATCCTCGTAAGGAACAAGCACGTTGTACCCACAGCGGAGCAACGCGCCAGTTACGCGAGCCACTCCAATTGCGCCTATTTGGCGTGATGATAATTTCATTGTTGACTCCAAGGTTTTAGTAATACAGACTTGTTCACATGAAAACAACCACAATATTGATCCTAACCTTCGCAGCCTCTTTTACATCTTTCGCGGATGAGTCTGTCACACACGAATTTCTTGCTGCTGTCTACAGGGGAAATCATACCTACGTCATTGACCAGACGACTGCCAGTAGCGCTGGAGGTGCGATTGTGCGATGCGGTGACACATACCTTACACCGCGCGGAGCTTACGTTCAGATCCGCGACACCTTCCTTAAACCTGGTGGAGGAGCTGTTGTCGATTGCAGGGGAAGCTACGTTGGAACAGCGAACGCGATAGCGCGAGTTGGAACAGGTGTGAATAATCTTGCGTTTGTTGGATCGGACGGAGCAAGCTTTGGTGCAGGCGAGACGGTCCTGCGTCCTCTTCTTATTGCGCATTAAGCTACGCCAAAGACTGCTTGGCGGTTCCTTATTCTGTTCTCAAGTCCGCGAATAAACTTCTTTCGGTTTGAGTCGTTGTAGGCCAAGTCATACTCGTAATCCAACTGCGCTTGGCTTATTGCCTGCATCAGCGCCCTGGGATGCACGCTGTCAATTGCCTTGAGTGTCTTTGGACCAATCTTTCCATCCACATCAACTTTCACTCCAAGCGCATTTAGCCCTTTTTGGATAAATCTTGTTGCACCGCCCATGCCTCGATTGAACGCGAGATCTTGTGTGAATGCTTGAATGTCTTTGGGCAATTTGGATACGAGTGGACTTGTGTAGTCTCGGATGTAGCGCGCTGCCTCTTCCGCTCTTTCTTTCGCTGGCAACGCCGAGATTCTTTCAAATTCTTTCGGGTGGTACTTGTCATTGATCCCAGCTATCTCGTAGCTTCCTCCACCATCTCCATCTGGCAACTTGTAAATCGATAAATTACCGTCTTGGTCGAACCTTCCTTCAAACTTCACCGTTTCCATCGCTGCATCCAACAGCGGATCTCTTTCAGCGCCGATCATAGGCCCTGGGATTATTTCTTGATGATTTCCTGTTCGATTGCGTGATCGCGCACGGCGTCGTGTAATTCCTTAATATCATCGTCGCCTGTCTTGTCGTAAATCTTACTGAGTGTGGCAAGGGCTGCGGATGTGCCAGAGATCGGTGTGTTCTTGTTCGTGGCAAGCCAATGCACAAATTCTGGATTTGTATACAATCTTGCAGCTTGGTTTGCCCCAATAAGAGTTCCAATAATACCAGACAAGAATCCAAACTTGCCAGCAGCCAAAGATCCAGCACCGCTTGTTATCGTCGCGGGGGTTACAACTGCTCCAGCAGTACCAGAAGGATTGGCTAGGATTGCATTGCTTTCGCGGATCTTATTTGACACCTGTGCGACTGTTTCAAGATCTTTTTCGAATTGCTTGCCAAATCCACCAATCAGAACCTTCTTCGCCTCTGGATCAAGCGATGCGTAGTTTTGCAAGAACTTTGCCGTGCTGAACACATCACCAGAAGGATCTTGCAATCCAGGGACAGCTTTACCCATTCTTGCAATGTATGCAGATGAAACAGCTTTTCTTGCATCCATTGGAACAATATCAAAAATCTCTTTCAGCCTTGTTGGACCATTACGCGCTCCGCCAACAAGCGCCTGGTAAACATCCTCTGGATTCTTATCCATAATTAGGCTTTGGACGTTATCCATTGTTTCGTGGAATTTCCTAGTGAATGCATTTGCTTCCTTGAATTTAGCCAATGCTTCTGGCCCTTGATTTGCTGCTGCTGCCTCCATGTCTCTGGTAATCGCAGCGTATGCTCGCTGATACTGCGCCTTTGATACTTCTGGAGTTAAATCAACAGTAGAAAGCTTCTCTCCGATCGATGTCCTCAAATCCTTTAATACATTGAATGGAATCTTGCCCTGCGGATTCATTTGCCTTGTTTCGTATATGCCATTCAAAATTGACGACAATTTTGTATTTGCAAACTCCTTCTGAAGCGATGGAGCTGCGTTGGATATCTTGTTTACCATTTCATTCAATACTCTTTCAGTATTGTCCGAATCGACTGGTAGGCGTTCTGGCATGTAAGCATCGAATGCGCTGTACAGGTTTTTCTGTGCCTGTCTTGCGCGAGGAACAAAAACCTCGGAGAAGCCTTTCTGAACAGCTCTTCCAGCCTCGACTGGTTCGGTTACATTGGAAATCTGCTTGCGAAGCTCTTCAACGCGCTTCCCTACCTCAGCCTGCTGTGCAAGACCCTTCTCGCGCATTGTTGCCAGTCCGCTTGGGAATCTTCCAGTCGTCGTTTCAATCGCTTGCATTAGGGGCTGCTCAACTGCTTGCGCGAGCGTAGGAGTAGTTCCAGCCTCTTTATAAAGAGCTATATTCTTTGCCAGTTCTGCTTGGCTTTTAAATCCTCTCAATGCATTCAATGCAAGATTCTTTGAGAATTCAGTCACTCCAGCAACGCCAGATGCAAGAGCTATTGGAGCTGCAACACCAAGTTTCTTGGCCGTAACAGCAACTTGTCCCATGCGCGCCAAGGATGGCATTGCCAAGCTGCCAACGAGTCCAACCAAAGACTGACCAAGTTCATCCTTCATGCCCATCTCTTTGGCAGTCGATGCAAGCGCAGATCCAACAGCGCCAGCAGAAGCTTGGACACCAGGAGAGGCAGCAATAAATTCACCAACTTTGGCTATCTTTGGAAGATTTTGCATGCCAGCCATTAATTGGCCACCAGCAATAAGCGGAGCCATTTCTGCCGTAGTTCCAACAACCTTGGATTGGATTCTTTCAAAAGGAGTTTCTGGTTTTGGCAATCCAATCTGATTTTTGATATCCTCAAGAACAGCACTTAACTCTGGAACTTTCTTGCCTTCCTCACCTTTGGCAACAAGTGAATTGTAAACTTTAGCTCCAATATCTGCCAGGAAGGCAGCAGAAGCACCAACTCGCGCTCCTGGCGCAGCAGCCTCAAATGGAGCGCCAACAGCACCGCCAGCTATTAATCCAACCGTACTTGGTGTAATAGCTTCACGCGCGATTAATCCAGCTTCCCTTTGAAGAAATTCTGGAACGCTTCTTTGTGGTGGCGCAACATCTGGACTCTGCATCTTTTTTGCAGTTAGTTCAGTAGTTTGATCGTCTGTAATAAATCCCATATAATTAAGGAGTGAGAGTACCGACTTTTCCTCGTATCATAACTTTATCTTTATCTTTATATCCAGCAGCTCTAGCTGCCTCTTCGCTTGGGAATCCACCAAATTGACCTATGTCATTTGGATCTGAATGAGCATCAATAACACCCTGTATGGATGGAACTGAAAATCCATTTGCTTTTGCATCTGCAATAAACTTTCTTGCCAAAATCTTTTTCAATTCATTAAGCCTATCTGATGCAAATATATTAATTACTGCTGTCGGATCTGCGATTGCTGTCATTAATATATTCCTATCCTGTTCGGTCATTGTTCCAGGCCCACCGATTGCAATACGCATCTGTCCAGCAAGTGCTGTTCTAATAGCGTCTGCGCGAGCCATTAATATTGGCCTATCAATAGGATTCCTTGTTATCTTGTCACCAAGAGTAAGCAATTCGTCAATACCACCTACTGAAGAAATGAAGTCTGGGATAGTATCACGCACTTGTTTTGCCCCCTTCTCGGTGCTTGCCATTCCTTCTAGGCCAGGGATCTTGAGTGCGTTTTCAGTAGCCTTCTTGGTCTGCGCGTCTTCGTAACCAGTCATCTTTCCAAGCGTCTGCTCTGCTGCCATGCGTTCTGGAGAGCCAGGTTGGAGAGAATTAATGTATGCAATACCCTGCGCCTTCATTGGAACAAGCTTTTCAAATCTTTCTTTGTAAATAGAGCTAATATCTGAAGTCGCAGGAGCAGTTCCTCCACCAAGATTTTCTGGGATAGGAACGGTTCCAACAAGTTCACCAAGTTGTTTATTTGTTGCACCAAGCGCAGCAGCAGTCCTAGGAACCATTTGTTGCATGCTTGCCTCGACGTCTAGAGCTGGGCGCATCATGCGGGTTGCCATATCGCGCTCCATGACTGGTCCAGCGACACCTGTTGGCAAAGGAGCGGATGCTGACTTTAGGTTTGATATACGATTTTGAACATCTGATAACAATCCCTGTTGTGTCTCAAGATCATTCTTTAATTGTGATTGCACTCCAGCGAGACGAGCTGATTCCAATGGAGCATATTCTGGTGAAGTTCTCTTGGCTTTTTCAGCCTCTGCTGCAATTTCAGCTTTTAACTTCTCAACTTGAAGGCCAGCTTTTTCTGCCTCAGTACGAAGTTGCTCCTGTCCTGCTGGACTCTGAAGAAATTCCTGTTCTCTCTTTGCTTTATCTATCCCAAGTCGAAGCGCCTCCTGCTGAAGCAATTTATTTTGAAGCTCGGCAGCCTGCGCCTCTTTCTTGGCCTGCACGGCAGCATCATATTCTGGACTCTTATATAAAGTCCATGGTCCGTATGTTACTAGGTCTGCCATGTTATTGGATGGAGTATGATTTAAATGGAGCTGTTAATGGGCTTGCAATATTGCCAATACCTCCAGCAATCTGACCAAATGTCTGGGCTGCCGTTGGTTGGTTATTATATGCATTTAGATAGTTTCCATAAGTGCTGGCATTATAATTTGACAATGTGTTGTAAAGAGATGCAGCAGTCTGTTGCAATTGAAGAGGTGCATTCGGATTCGTGGTTTGATAGAAAGGTTGTGCTGTGCTTGCACCTTGGCCAAATTGTCCAGGAAGTGCCTGGTTGGCCTGGATGTATGATTGGAATGCTGCATTTTGTTGATTTGTCCTGGCGGTTCCAAGATTGTATAATGATGGTCCACTAGCAGTAAAGTTTGACGCTGCTCCGAGCCTGCTCTGCAATAATGCATCACGAAGCGCAAGATCACGCTGAAGCGCGTCACCAGTAGTCTGGCCAGAAGACAGGAACTGCTGGGCTGCTCCGTAACGAGCGAGCTTGCGCTGTTCGCCAAGTAGGCCAGTCGTGACTGCTTCCTCGGTTGCAGGTGCTACTCCAAAGATATTACCGCGAGCAGTCTGAGCAGCACGCACGGATTGTTCATATCCCCTGCGCTCTTCAGCACCAAGAGTCGATCCAAGCTTTAGTTGATTAATCGCTTCTTGTTCGAGCTGGCTGCGAAGATCTTCAGTCTGCTGAGATGTTGTAGTAGGGAGTGGTTCGGCAGCCAAGTTTCTATATTTTTCACCAAGAGCAACTGCTGTTTCATATGCCTTTGGATCTACCTGCTTTAATTGTTGCGTTGCCCTTTCTTCTGGTAATTGAATATATTCCCTAAATGATGTGATTTCCTTCTGGCCAGCAGTATCTGCTGCTGTAATTGGCTTAAAATCTGTAACTTGTTTTTGAGCTGAAGCAATTGCAGAATTTACACTTGATAGGTCTTCTGTTAATGACTTTATTGCATCAAGAGTTGGTTGCCTTCTTTCATCCTTGCTTGACAGACTGTTTAAAAGTGAATTTGAAGATGCAATTTTTTGCTGAATTCCTACAAGTTGTGTATTCCCTCTATCAATAATTGATTTAAGTGAATTTATTTTTGATGTATTGTAATCATTTATAATCTGGTCATCTGTTACCTGGAAGTTTAATTTTGAACCAAGATCAGATGCACCATAATTTCTAGCTCCAGAAAGTGACGCAAGAGAGCCTGTAAAATTTTGAGTACCAAGTCTGTTTTGCAATGCATAGTCGCCTATTTGACCAATTTGTTGAGCATATGCATTATTTAAAATACTTGGAGAATTTGCTTGAAGATCTTTTGCTGCATCAAGCTCTCTCATTTTTCTTGCAGTATCTGGATAATATTTATCCAAAAGCGCCATTTGTTCTGCTGATAGTGTTGCCATATTAAGCTGTTATTTTTGGATTCGAAATATTGCTTCCAATTTTTGAGTAATAATTCATAGGCCCATTATTTGTTGAAAATGCAACCTCTGGTTGAACTGCTTCATAAGGACTCTGGCCGTAAAGACGCGAGAATTGTGATGTCAATTGCTTCCCAAGTCCTTTATTCAAGGCATAGGCTTCTGGAGAATATTCAAACTGCCTGCGAAGTGCTTCCAGGGTGCGCTGGCCACCATATTGCTGTTCCAATTGAAGATTGGATTGAACTGAAGCAGCTTGGTCTAACGCAGACAACTGCCTTTCAAGTTCACGCTGTTGAGGCATATACTGCACGCGAAGCTTGTTTTCAAGTTCGGCCATTGCTGGAGATTTTTCAATATATGTATCAATGTTCTTTCGATACATCTCGGCGTTTGCCTGTGCCACAGCATTTGGATCTGGGGGTGGTGGAGCCGACGGAATAGATGGTGCTTTACCCATATTAAGCCAATGCCTTTCTCATAAATTTATAGTAATCGTACTCCTTTGGTTTGCCTAGACGGTTGAAAATGATTCGCTTGCGTGGTCCAAATCGATCCAAAAGGATCAATAGCAAGCCTTTGAGCGGGTCTACCGACTCAGCCTTTCTAATACCACTAGTAGCGCACAAGTCAACAAATACGTTATCACCAGACTCGTCGTGGACATAATGGTCTGGGGCTACGCCAGCAGGAATGCACCTGGCAAGCGCTACACCAAGAATCTCTCCTTCTTTATCCCTTACCGTACCCATAAGCGCCTGCTTATCGAACCAGGCCACCCAATCGCTGAAATTAGGTGACATAGACTCAGAAACACCACTTTTCTCAAGGAATTCTACCTGGGTCATATATTCTGCTGAATCTGGATTGTGTCTGGGTTGGCTGCCATGATAATCCCGCGAATGGCAAGCTTTTGGGTTGGAGCCGAAATCTTCAACTTCATATTGCGCCATTTGTCGTAAGAACGAAGACTGTCCGCCCTGCGCTTTACAACCTGGGAGCTGAATGATGCTGGGAGTGTAAACGGAAGCGTGATCCCATTTGGCGAGGTTGTGTCAACTCCAGTACCTAGCGTAATGTCGTTTCCGTCTGTATCCCTGCGCATGCTGATCGTTGCATTGGTAGATCCAGAGTAATAGAACTCGACCTCATAGTGCGATCCATATTTAAGCGCAAAGCGGTCATCAAATTCATACGCCTTGGTCGTGATCCTGCTTGTATAACCAGTACCAAAGTCTTGGAATCCAGTAGTTGGGTCAACCGTGTCTCCGTCCTTATAGTCGGTCAAGTGACCAACCCTCGATATGGTTGTCCCAATACAGAGCTTTGGCGTATTGGTTGAAAATCCAGAGCTAAAGCTTGTTTCGACCATCCTGGCTGCTGGTATTTCCCATAGGCCCTCGAACGAGTTGAAGATTGAGTTGTAAACAAGAACGTGACTTGGCTTAGTTGCCGTATCCAGCGGGATCGCCATCATATACCTATTATTGTGGAATGTCGCATTCACGGTTTCCACATAACTTCGATTAATCCTGGCAATGATGTCCTTGACTGGTTCGCTGATGGTAAGACCAACAGTCGAGAAGTCATCCGCCATTGACCGCGAGATCGACCTTATTCCGTCATTTGACAGAAAGAAAACGTCCTTGTTTACAAGCGCCACAGACCTGCCAGCGATGCACCCGACCCTGTTTGAAATTGTCTGCACGGTCCACTCTGCTGCCGTGTTGGCAACGGATGAAACGCTTGTGCCAGTAGTCAGCGTTGTGCTTGGCTTGACATCGACCAAATAGATCTTGTTCCGTTTGAAAACAATGATCTGGAATCCGTAGAAAGGCTGGATCGCGATAATGTCTTCGCCGTCGTCACCACCAACGATGATTGAATTGGTGGTCTTCCAAATTTCTGGATCGAGAATGTCAGAGGCATAAAGAGTATTGCGACCTTCTCCAGTTCCAACGGCAAATAGTCTATTTGTAAATGATTTTATTAGGCGCAAGCCAGCAGGAGCGAGCGAAGATATACTTGCTGTTGCGGTTGCCGTAAAGTGACCACCTCCAGATGGTGGGGCAGCTATTGTAACAGATGGAGCTGATGTATATCCAGATCCAGCATTTGTAACAATAACTCCAGATATTGTTCCGCCTGTTACTGTAGCAATTGCGCTGGCGGTTGTTCCGTAGGCTAGTCCTGGCGCGCCAATTGTAACGGCAGCTGTTGATCCAGTATACCCCAATCCCTGCGTTGATACTGTTATTGAGAGAATGCTTGTTCCCTGCCTATAAAAAGTTGTTCCATCTGTGAACTGAAGATTGCTTGTTCCGTCTGTAACAAACAATTTATTGTTTAACTGTGCAAATTCTATTTGAGCGGAGGAATTTACTACTGTTCCACCTGTAGTCGAGAACGTGCTTGATCCAGTATTGTACTTATAAAGAGATCCATTTGTTGCAACAATAATTGTCTCAAGATCTGGTGTATCAAAATAAAACATTCCTTGAACCGTGCTGGCCGTAGAAAGGCTTGTTGAAATTGTCTCAATACCCTGGCGGGTCTGAAGATTGCCATTTGGCGCAATGGTCATGTTAAGCAGCTCGGAGGCTGCGTTATCAGCAATCAAATTTGGGCTAATGCCAGATACCTGGCCACCCTCAAAGCTAGGGGTTACAGCTACCGACAAGACATCATCTGTGGCGTCCGTGAAGTACGGCATGGCCTTAGATGATCTCTTCTAAACCAAGTTCGCCAAGCGAGGCTGGAGTGATCTGCTTCATTCCACCAACCTGGCTCAATTCGTAATTCGCCATCGCTGCCAAATCTGAGTTGGCAGACTGCACAACAATCTGCGACTTACCATACTGCCGTTCACGCTCCAAGGCATCTGCATGGGTCAAGGCAAGCACGACGTGGCTTACATGTGGGAGACGAAGCTCATCATTAAGGGCGCTTGAGGAAGGTGGAAAATCAACGACATAACTTGAGCGGGTAAGTGCTTGCAATTTTTCGACAACTTTAAGCGTGGTTGTGCTTGATGATTGAAGAGCTGGATAAACATCGATTTCAGCAACTCCAGAAGAATTACGTCCTTTGAAGTAATATGCCTGCGGTGTGCCAGTCCTGCTTGCATCCAGAAGATCCGCATCCTGCGAAATTATTGTTGCAAGGTCCATCGGTGTAAGTTCATCGTCGCCCCAAGCAACAGATAGGGGTGCCTCGACATTTGTTCCAAGAGTTATAGTTCTTAAAAATGATATATTACCAGTGGGAGCTGGATTTGAACCAGCAGAAGTATACCAATTTATTAAATCATTGCTATAATAATTAACTACAGACGAAGTTATCAATTCCCATGGCCCATCGTTTTCGTCATTTACCTGCCATGCAATATAGCTGCTATATATATTTGAATTAAAATTATTTCCAGTACCACCAGATGTTCTTGAATAAGTACTATTTGTATTTAAAGATCCAGCACCAGAAATAACAACCTTGCCAACATCAATTCCATACGTCGAGTTCGTCACAGTTTCTCTCCAGGGCGCAAAGTTCCATACGCGCCGATAATTCAGCGCTGCTGCCTTTTGCAGAAACGTAAGCGTATCAGAATCGGTCTTCCCGATCTTCTCGCCTGCGAACTGAGCAATTTCGGTAAGCGTCATTTGTTGGCCAGTTGAGCTTCGAGCGATTCGACTTTAGCTGAGAGTTGTTGGATCGCTTTGATCATTGGAGCAATTAACTCTGTGTATCCAATGCTCAATACGTCATCACCACCACTTATTTTGTGATCTTGGAATCCTCCAAAATCAATTCCATTTTTATCAAGAACCTCCTTAACCTCCTGGGCAATCAATCCGTGGTGATAGCGATTTCGCTTCTTGCTTCCATCATGCGTAATATTTGAAAGTTTATATAATTCTGGAGATGCTTCTCTATCAAACTCTGGTTTATAATACTCGCGCATGTCCCACTTGAAATCAACAGGTCGCAATTGATTAACAAATTCAAGACCAAGAGTTGTATCTCTTATATCTGCTTTATCGCGAATATCTGATCTATTTTGCACGGCTCCATATGCATAAGTTGTGGTTGCGGAATCTCCAAGTTGTACCTGGTTAGATCCTGCAACTACTGCATTTGCCCCAAGTCCAGTACAATTTATATATGTTGAATTTGATGCTAATGCGCCATATCCAATTGCAGTATTTGCAGATCCAGTAGAAAGTCCGCTATATGCATTTGCACCAAATGCTGAATTTCTGCTTGACGATGTTCCGCTTGTAAAGAATGCATAACCACCAAAATAACAATTATCAGATCCAGCTCGATTTGAATATCCAGATAAATATCCAAATCCACAATTATTTGTTCCAGATGTATTCCCCTGTAATGCTTCACCGTATGCTTGATTATATGACCCAGCATAATTTGATCCAAGTGAATTGTATCCAAATGCAGAATTATGAGAACCAGGGCCATTGCTAAGTAGTGAATTTGCGCCAACACCAGTATTAAAATCTCCAGAATTGCTTCCAAGCGATGAATATCCTAATACAGTTGTAAGATAAGTTCCAGCTGCTGTTCCAATAGTGATTCCGCCAGCAATTGTAATGTTATTCGTTGTTCTAAGTGTTCCAATCGTTCCAGCAGTAAAGTTGCAAGATGTGCCTAGCGATCCAGTATATGTTCCACCAGTAAGAGTGCCAGTCAGAGTTCCAGCAGTAAGAGTTTGAACAGTACCTGCCGTAAAATTACATGAAGTTCCAAGCGAGCCAGAATAAGTTCCTCCAGTCAATGTTCCAGAAAGAGTGCTGGCCGTAAGGGTCTGAATTGTTCCAGATGTTGAATTAAAGTTTCCAATTGTTCCAGAAGTAGCGTTGATTGAAGTAGCAGTAGTTGCGCCA